TGACATATCTTTAACAAGAGCCTTTAGATATTCGTTGTTTTCTCCTAGCCTTTCCATCTCAGCCTTTTGCCTTTCGATAATCATCATTGCTTCGGCATGATTGAACATAGCTCATTTCTCATAACATCATCCCTTACCGTAGGGACTCCGCTTACACCTTACCCACTCCTAAGAAATGGCAACATTTAGTTCTCAGTTAGAAATCATTATGGGTGTGGAGCTATATCGCCCCCGCCCGCAGTACATTGCTCGGTATGTTGTACAACCCCAAATCGTACATGACTGGGCTGCTCAACCGGGTTCTACTGCACGTATGAAGCGCTTTGGCTTCTGGAACGATCCAGGGTCATACACACTCTCTGCCCGTGCACGCGATAAATCACAAGTCATCGGTACTGGTGGTGGTCGTGGCTTGCCAGAAGAAGCAGTCACCATTACTCTTCAAGAGTTTACTGGCCCATCCACTGGTAATAGCACCAACCCCAATGAACCCGGGGTGTTAAAGATTAATATGTTCGACCTCATGACCATGCAGCGTAACCTGTATGACATGAGCCGCGCTGACCAGTTCCATCAATCCATCGGTAGTGAAACCCTATTTGAAGACTATCGCCGTTGGAAGGATAGCGTCTACATCGGTCTAGCTCTATCTGCTAACCCCGCAACAGCAACCACTGGACAAGTTGCTAACAACCTAGTGGGTGGATACTATAACCCCGCAGGTATAGTTAATGGTGGTACTTATAACACAGCTACAGGTGCACCTCGACTAGACTTCACTAGAGATGTACTTAAGGTAGTCGCTGATATGCGCTCTCGTTTAGTCCCTCCTTTCCAATCTAACTTCGGTGATGTGTATCATGGATTGGCTAGCCCCGGGTTCATGTTGCAACTACAACAAGACTCACGCTTCTTACAGGTAACACAGTACCCAGGTGTTCCAGTATCCATGCTTCCCATGAGCGCACAATCTGCAACCCTACCTCAGATGATGCCTCTACAAGACTGGACAATGTCACCTAATGACCTTGTCAAGAGTGGTGGCTTCTATGGTCAAACTGGATTCATGCACTCTATGGTTATGCCACTAGGGTTCATCATGGGTGGTGTACGTTGGTTTGAAGCAACTAACCTACCTACTATCCCAGTTACCCTAACTACCTCTGGTCTAGCCTCACAAGGTTATGCTGATGGTACTTCTGTAGTACGTCAAGCAGAATGTGCAATCATCATTGGTACTAATGCCATTGGTGAAGCTATCTGGGGTGAAGGGCCAAGAGTCAAGCTTAACAACAACACTGACTATGACCGCTTCCTAATGGCTATCTGGCAGGAGTACGGTGGTTACTCACTACTCAACTCTAATAACATCACTGTTATGCGTACCTTCCAACCCTTCTAAACTCACTTAATTAAGGTTCTCTAGTTTTGCGAGAACCTTAAAACTCTTGACTATAATTTTTGCTTAAACACTTATGCCAGACTGCAATATTGACTATTCTAGTCACAACTCTAACCGAGTAACTCTTACCCAAATCAAGGAATTGCTTGACACTGCTGAAACCCAAGAAGCAGTGTTTTGGGATAAAGAAGTCGTGGTGTCCTATAAACTATCTTCAGGCTTTACCCTGCTTGGTAGAGGCGCTTGTGTTGACCCTGCTAACTTTAATATTGAGATTGGCAGACAAGTAGCGCGAGAACAAGCTGAAAACCAGTTGTGGCAACTAGAAGGTTATCTCCTTCAAAACAAACTTGTGGGCAAACTATAGCTCATCCTTCCCATCACCTCCCTAACCCTAAAGAACTATGTCTGCAACATTTGGAAACTATATTGGTTCTGAGAATGCTGGTAACCTCGTTAACTCTCCTATCAGTGGCGTAATAGGCGCTATTGATGGAGTATTCCGAGTAACCACCACACCTCAGACCGTCATTACTGCTCGTATCCCCGCGAACCCTCTAGGCACTGACCAAGTAGCGGGTTCTGAACTCCTCACAATCTCCCCTAACTTAATCATCCCTCTTAACGCTTACGTTACTGAAGTGTCTTGGATGCTCCCTGGTAGTGCATTTAGCCCTAATCAACAATCCTTTGTATTCAACGTGCTGACTGGTACTTCTACTAACACACTCAAGGTGGCTACGGCTGCACAAGGTGTTGCTAGTACTGTTGCTAACTCACTTGGCGGTCTATCAGCACAAGTTCAAGCTAATGGCAACTTCCTAGCTGCTGACCACTTCAGCGTACTAGGTAAAGTGATTAACCCATTTGCTAATGAAGCAGTGGCGGTAACTGGCTTAGGTGCTTACACTGGTACTGATGCTGACCGTACTGTTAACTTATACTCTACGGTTACTGCTGGTACATCAGTTGGTAGTGGTATCTCTGTAGCTAACATCCCTGTAGGTTTTGGCTTCCCACAATGGGTAGACATCCCTATCCAAATCAAGTACTGGTTAGCTCCTACTGTGGATGCACTGTCCTACATCCGTGGTCAAATTATCTAGATCGCCTCTTAGGTCAAGAAGATTTCAGAAAGCCCTATCTATTATGGATGGGGCTTCTCTGTATAGACTTTAAAAGTCTAGTACCTCAAATGTAGTTGTAGCTTTCATAATTCGATATTTTGCAACAGCCCGACTATTAAGACAAACAGCACTTTCATTCTCACGCCTTGCCTTTTGAAGAAGCAGCCTAGCATCGTGAATATTATCTATTCTTGGAGTGTTTAAACTGTAATCACTTAGCAGCCATCTATCATCCTTAAAGCAAACTTCAACAACGTATAAAAAAACTTTAGTCTCACTCATCTCTTAACCCTAAATCTCCCCCATAGCGTAGCGTAGGGTATCATTAGAACATCACTATTATTGACCCGATCCCGATATGGAAAAAGTTATCCACAAAACAAAAGGACTATGTAGTATTTGGTCAGAGTTCTATGACTATTTCGTACTGGTAGATGCTAATGGCAAGAAGTTCCAAGCACAAGCTCATGAGTTCACAAGACCTATAGATGTTAATGCTACTGAAGTATCGCCTAATCTATCTTTCCTAGAGTCATGCTTTAAAGCTGACGTACAAAGATATCCTATAGATATCAATGACCTATCCATCATTACTGAGGATGTAGTTAAAGCTCTAGGAGTAGATGAGGATGTAGCTAGAGTGATAGTCATGAATCGCCCCAATCAAGGCTATCTAGACTACCCACATCTAACTACTATCCTCACTACTAATGGCGTACACCTAGACCACAAAACTTTAGAGCATTTCAAGTCTCTGCAATTGGTGGTGTTTGGTGGTGTTGAAGAGTTGTATTAAGAGTAAGATTAGATAAGCAAATTACTATTAATGACAATGAATCCACCAACCGTACAACATCGCACTAGAGGACTATGTACCTTACTCAATGAGTTCAGCACCTACGTGTATCTACAAGACTCTAGTGGTAATAGGTTTGAATCAGGCTTAGGTGATATCATCCAAACCTTTACCTCAACCACACCCGTCATAGTCACACCTACACCCACTATTGCTGGTAGCCCTGCACAAGTACAGGTCAACATTAATGATGAGTCCTTAACTGCAACTGACTTAGCTGAGTTAGTTAGAGGAATAGGGCGTGCTATTGCTAAGGGTATTGTAAACAACCGCCCTAGTGGTGGGTATACAAGTATTGAACACTTAGTTGAAGTACTAACCTTAGCTAAAGTCAACTTCAACCAAGCTACTATTGATGCTATCAAAGCTGATAATTCTCTTGTGTTTGGGAATGTAGTTTCAGAGTAGCCGCTAAATCAATTTGCTTATAACGTTCTGTGCAAACACCATCAATAACAGGCTCTACCCAGACAACTCTTTTAACTCTACCTACACGTCTATGGTCAAATATTCCATGTAGGTTTCTATAAAATATTGATTCATCTAAACGATAGGACATAATAACCTCATGGAACTTTCTGAACGTGATAAATCTAGGGTACGCTTCTGCCGTAGGCAATACTAGACAAGGACTGTATCAGTAGTGATAGTTTCTCTTCTAATGCCTCTAAACTCAGCATGAACAAACTCGTCTCTAGTAGACAAGAACTCTGCTAGTAATCTACTGTAAGCACCAGTAAAGCTATCATCGTCTTGTGCGCTAGTAGTCATGACTGTGTACCATCTATCCTCACCCTTATAGGATTCAGTTCTTATATACTTAGACTGTATTAAATATTCTTTCATGGTAGTAATTAATGGAATTGTCAGAACGTGATAAATCAAGAACCAGATTTCATCTAGGTTATGCAGACTATGCTGGTATCCAAGCGGGGGAGTGCGAGCAGCTAGAAATGGCTATGTCTACTATCAGGGATGAGGTAGTACTTACCTATATCCGTAGTTACTTAGATACTTTAGATGCAATATTCCTAGCTAAAGATCCTACTAACCCTGATAGCTTTACTCAGATACAACTCTTTGCTGGTGATATCAACCGTACCCGCACTGACAAATCCCCCATTACCACAATGAAGCAATGGGGTGAGATTTATCGTCAGTACTGTGATGAGTTAGCTAACACTCTATTTGTCACAAACTTTAGGAACAAAGACTACGCCTATAGATTCTCTAGGAGTGGTAGCGCCTATATCAACGCAGTCCCGGGTATGGCAGTGCCAAACATAGGATCGCGTATCTTTATGCACTCTTATTTAGCTTGACATTAGCCCATAAATATATGCTCATAGTTGGCAAGCAAATATATAAAGGGATATTGTCTAAAGGCTGCTCTGGTTCTATTCTCCATTCCCAAGCCCAACTACTAAGCTGATGAAACATAAGTTCAATAGCAAAGGTTTTGGTAACTAGCTTTATTCCTCTGGAATCCCAGTCTTTTGTTAGTTCAATCTTCAAAGTTAATGTTCCTCCTTGGATGTTTTGGAAACATCAGACAGTTAAACCTAAACCAGAAAGTAGGTAGATTAACTGATAATCCAAAACTAAGTTGCGTTTTATAAGACTTGAACTCATTGTTGGTCATATTCCATAAAGATAAGGGGAAGAAATACATCTGAATTGTTATATGCAGCCATTGACTTAACCCTAGATAAAGCTCAATACAGTCAGCATCATCTGACCCTGAATAAGGGTTAGTTGGATCGAAACCAATAATGGATGTTCTAAGTTCCATCAGTCTTCTCCGTGAACAATGACAAGAAAGTTTAACGATGGCAGTTTATGATAAATCCTAATTAACTCATTAACAGGTCTAGAGCCAAATACTTGTACCTCCCATTGCCATAGCCAATTATATATAGGTTGAAATGACCATTGGAAGATAACTCTATAGCCCCAAGCCCAAAGAACAAGAATAACAAGGTCAAAATCGGCAATAGTAAACAACATTTCTTCCTCATCTTTTCGCCAATCAGTAATGGATAAATGCCATCTCATACTTTCACCTTCTTAACTACTATCCCAAAATCAAAAGACGGGAACTTGTGGTTGACCCGTATTATTTCGCCAAAAGGTCTAGGGTTAAATACATCTACATCCCATTGCCATAGCCAATTACAGATAGGTTGAAATGATAAAACAATATTGGTGTTATAGCCAAGAGTTCTGATATCAAGAATAACAAGGTCACAGTCACTTGCATTTAACCAGTCTTCGGATGTTTGCCAATCATCAATTGATAAATGCCATTTCACGGTGTCACCCTCTCCTTAAGAAAGTCCAATGCGCCATTCAGTAAAGCCTTAAGGTTAGGACTCCATAGAACAGTAGTGTCATTATCCCAAGATATCCTTAGCTTCCAACCATTACCTTTGGTATGACCATCAACACTAACACCACAATCATCTAGCTCTGACTTATATCTAATGCCACTGTAGTAGCAAAGATCTGGGTCTAGCTTAGATAGGAATGTGTGCAAGTCGTGATGGAGAGATAATTGATTGTCTTCAACATTAGCGATAATCAATTCATCTTGTTTAGCTTGTTGCTTATGAATTGCATCATAAAGTACTTGTGCTCTAGTCATCTTTGTGTTTCTCCCAAAATAAAGCTTTTGCAATCCATATTAGGACTATGAGTAGTAGTCGTGCGTCCATGTTAAAGCCCTAACTTATCAAGTAAATCTTTAATTGCAACTTTCATCTTAGGCTCAAGAAGTGCGCTTAGATTATTAATCATTTGCATCATTTCTTTGCGGCATTCAGTAATAGTCTCTAAGGGAATTTCTCGCCTTAAAAAGACTAATGCCTCTAACACAGTTTTTGTGTCATCACCAAGCAAGCCAAATAAAGCTAGCGTAATTTCTTTGTCAGTCATTTAAGTAAGGTACTATAGATATTATCCCCTAGCGTAGCGTCCATCCCTCATGGCATCCCCCAACACTGAGCCAATCTTTAAGAAGATACCCTTTAAAGCAGTAGTATCTTTGAGTAATCAAGTCATCCCTCGTAATGGTGGTGACACAACTAGCTCTGCATTGCTCTTAGTCCAAGCTGGTGAGAATGGACTCATCATAGAATCTATTCAAGCAATACCTGTAGCTACTAGTGGCACTGTACCTACCACTGTACTTAGACTATTTAAGAAAGGGGCTAACAGTACACGATTAACCCTAGCTCTACCAGAAGTACAGTTAGTATCTATTGATAGTGCATCAGTTAATGACGCTACTGCCCTAGTAACCATCAACGTCCCTTTACCTGACTCAATACAAGGAGTGTTAGGAACCAAAGCATTACTACTTGGCCCTAACGAATCCTTATACGCTGCCCTCTCCCAAAGTGTTAGTCCCAATGGGTATAACATCACTGTTCAGGGTGGGTTCTATTAGGGTTGTATCTACATAGTTGCAATCAAATGGTTCAATGATTAACTCACTGCCATCCTCAAATAGTATTGATACTTCACCAGCCATATCAGGGTAATACCCGCTATGTTCATTGGTAAACTTTGCAGATTTAACAACCTTACCTTTTAACTTATCTACTATCATGGCTTCCTACCGCTTTAATCGATTTCCTAACGACATTGCTAGAGTCAATGTCAACTTACTCTCAGACTCTTTCTACATCGCACTAGTAACCGCACTGCCCTCAACATCAGTATCAACAAGGGCTGATTTGACTAACGAGGTTAGTGGCGGTTCCTATGTGCGGAAAGACCTAGTTAAATCTAGTGGTACTAATCCCAACACCTATCTTTCTAATGCCTCATCCCTGAGATTTGATAACACCGTATGGACAGCACTATGGGCTGCTACTGCTGCCCCCATTGTTGGTGGTGTTATCTTCAAGGGGACTGTAGGGACTTCGGCTAGCACTGACATTGCACTAGGCTTTGTTGAACTAGTACCAGCCTACACACCTCCTACATCGCCTAGCCCAAGTCCTGCTACATTTACCTTTGTGTGGAATACGGCTGGGGCTATATTCCTAGGGCAGTAATTAAAGGATGATGATAGATTGTTCAGAGGATTGCATCTTGGCTATAACATCATCATTGGTTAACGCCTCAACCCCATCTACCACAACCACATCATCAACATCACCTCTAACAAAGCTCTGAACTACAGGCATATCCCACATTTCCTTAGGGATAGGAATGTTCTGGGCTAGGCAAGTGCTGATACTTCCATACATCTCGCCTAGGACAAAGATGGAGTAGGGAGTGTTAAGCATCTCATCTGTTAGCTCAATATCTTGTGCAGCGCCTTCTTCTAGCAATAGAGGTTTGATATTTTCATCAAACACTTCTTGTGGGTCTTTAACTTGTAGCATTGGAGTCCTCTGTAATTAGATTGTCTTTAATCCACTGGTCAGCCAATAGGCTTTCAAGTGTTTCTGTTGATTGATTTAGCAGCACTGTTGCAACTCCAAGACGGTATGCCATGAGAAACAAAGCACGATTAAATTTCATGACCTTAATATAGCTCTCCTTTGCTTCTTCGCCAGATGGGACTGGCACTTGATGTAAAATTCCATCTTTGAATGCTTCGTCAACTGTTTTAATTTTCATGTCATGCGGGTCTTTAACTTGTAGCATTTAGTTCACTGTATATTCTGTAATTGATTCAACTTCGTTGACATAACCGCAATGAGGGCAAAACACAAGGCTCCCCTCTTGTGGCTTAATATCAGCACACGTCCACCATTTGCTGCAACTGTCGCAGTTGTAGTGGTAAAGAAATTCTAGCGATACTTCCATGTTCACAGTATATTTAAACTATCCCCTAGCGTAGCGTCTTATGTCCATCATCCCTTGCAGGCAACTTCTTACCTCATCCCTAACGCTCTACGTCAACTGGTGGGGTTCGGATACTAATAATGGACTAGCACCACAAACAGCTTTTCAAACTATACAAGCAGCAATACTAGCCTTTAGTACTAAGTATGATACTGGAGGCTATGACCACACTATTAAACTAGCTGATGGATACTATAACGGTGCTACGTTAACTGAAGTAACTGGTGGTGGTAGCATTACAATTACTGGGAATGGGGCAGGCACTATTATCAAGGGTAACATCCAAGTCAATCAAAGACGCACTAGATATATCCTCAAGAACTTAACGTTTGCCCCTGAAAACACCTTTGCTGTATCTGCTGTCAATGGATACATAGAACTAGCCGAAGGTATCACCTACAACATTACTCAAGCTACATCGCCAGCACTCCTAGTATCAGAGCTAGATGGTGTGATTAGGGTAATGAATGACTTTGCCCTTACCTATACAACTGGTGTACTACCTACCTTAGCCTTTGCTAGAAGCTCTGGGAAGATAGTACTTCAGAATAGGCAAGTAACAGCTACAGGTGCTTTGAACTGGTTAACTGCTACTTTGTGGGCACAGAGTTCTGGTATTATAGATGCACGTAACTTTAGACACACTGGCACTGACCCGACATCAGGTTTACGCTCAATCCAAGAATCTAGCGGAATCATAATTGGAGATAGCGGTACAGACATTCTAGGTACTACCAATGGCTCTACTACTTTAGTAACCCAGACTGAACCTGTAGTAATACCTCAAGCACAACTTGGCTTTACGATGCCTATTAGTTTCAGTACTGCTACTTATTCTCTATCCTAGTAAAGATTATTTTCTTTAATTCAGCTATTTCATCATGCCAAGATTCAAGCAAGTCAATACTGATACCTAGTAACAACATTAACTTCATTACTGTTTCTTGATTGCCTTGAGAGTACCCTAGGATAAATAAAGCTTTCTCTCTATCAGTCATAATCCGACCCTCTTAATCTTTCCCCCATAGCGTAGCGTCCATGAGTACAATCTCCCCTCAAGAATCCCAGTACTATAAAGAATTTGTCACACCCTTTCAACCACAGGGGCGCTCTTTCCTTGGCTATGACTTGCGTGGTACTCAGTGCGATAGGTTTGGTAATGGTAATCTAAGGCTAACGGGGTATGGAGATTCTAGCGGTGGATATGCTTTCACTCCTGCCAACCAAGATGCTGCTATAGCCCCATCTCTTAGTAGCGCTAATCTATCAAACATAGCTAATTCAATACCTCAACTCACAGAGCAGCAAGATTTTGCTGGTAAGTGGATAGATACAATAACACTTCATGCCCTTGACGAATTCATTGAGCAAACCGAACCACAATCCTTCATCGCTAATACACTACGCATCTTTGCGGGCGGGCAGAAGGGATATAGAGAAGATGGCACTGGTAGAGCCAATGTTCGCAATACCTACACACTCCTAGCTGAGATATCTATACCCGCACTTACTAGGGCTGATATACCTAGAAGCTTCCCTGTCAAAGCAGGAGTATATGTCCCACCAGCACAGAACCTTTATCTAGGACTAGCAATACCACAACCCTATACTTGCAGCTTTGAGATGTGGGATTTACAAGCCAACACTCTAGTCGGTAGTGGCGTATCAGCATCTATAGGAGGATCGCCCACTGTTAGTAGTGGTAATGATTTGATTGAAGAAAATCCAAATACTCCTGTCGATACACAATTTGTGTTACCCATCTCTTTTGCTTCTGCCACTTGGAAGAAAGGAGTAGCAGATTTCACTGTAACTCCGCCTCCTCCTACCCCATTACCAACACCGCCCACGGGCACAAGTTCTCCTAGTCCAGACCCTAACCCGGGATCGCCTAACCCTAGTAGTCCATCCTCACCTACAGCGCCTAGCCCAAGTCCTAGTGACAGTGTCCCACCTCCTACTGCTGGTGGATGTACCCCTATCCAAAACTGTACTTGGCACACCGTGACTAGCGCTCAATCAGCACAGGTAGATATGAACCTCAATGGGGGAACCAACCTATGTCCTGCGGGAACCATAGCTAGAGGGGTGGTCGATTTTGAGACTGCTGGCTCGTTTGTCCTTTGTTGCACTCCTGCTACATTCCCACCTAACAATCTAGGGTGTTCTTCTCTTAACAGGTATTCATGCAGTGGAGGTGTCTGCGTAATTGATGCTTTCGGCTCATACAGTTCGCAAGCACAATGTGAAGCGGCGCTTGTCCGCACTATTACTCTTTCTGCAAACTTTTGGAATCCCATTTGTGGATGTGCTAATTGTTCCCCAGAAACTTACACTTTTACTTTAAGCCCTTCAGCTGTTGCTCCATTTACCCCAGTCTATACATATTTAGATGGAATTTGCGGAGGACGATATACGGTGATCGTAGTCGATTCGCTTGGCAATAGAGTAGATCAGGGGGTAACTTGCTTTGATGGAGTAAGTTGTTCTATGATTGGTCAAGGCGCTGTTAGTATATCTGTTTCTTCTTCCTGTCCGTAGCTTGTAAGACTTAAAGCCATGCGTACAAAGAGTCCTAGTCTTCGATTCAGTGTTCTACTTGTAAGGTATTTGCAATGACCTATCGTACTAACGACTATTCCCTTGGCTCTAAGGTTGTCCTTAGCCCAGACCAACAACAGACCATATCTAACCAGTACAAGCGTTACATGAAAGCGCTTGAGTATACTAGTGACTCTGTTAAGTTTGAGAAGCCTGACCCTGATAGTGGGCTAACTCTAGATGCTAGATTCATTAGACCCGACTCTCAACAATTTACTGCCAATGCCGAATCCTTTGACTATCGAGTAACCGCTAGAGTAATTGATAGCTCAACGGTAGCCCTACAATCAACTACCTATGCTGTTAAGGTCGAAGGGCGTACTGTTAAGTCACTAGGGCGATACTTTTATACGATACCGAATAATCAACCACTAACACCAGAACAACTACTAGAAGCGCAAGGCAAAGGTATAGATGGACAATATACTGTCCTAAATGACCAAGGGCAATCCATAGCGCTAGTCACCACAGTAGGTGAGATTGTACCGATAGGCACACCAGAGACAGTAACTCAGTCTATAGCTACTGGTAGGGCGCTAGGCTATAGATGCACTTGCCCTGACTACCTAGGACAACAAGCCGACCTTCTCCCCACACTCTTAGGTGAACAACAAAAGGTATTTGGTGTACTAGGCTCTAGGGGTATATGCAAACACGTGATGTCTGTAAGGCTAATCAGAGGTGATGTAGTATCAGTGCCACAAGCACCTCCAACTCTAGAACCTGAGTCCAATAGAAAGGTCAATTGGACAGGTGTTAAGGAAGTGTCTAATCGTGGTGGCAAGGGTAGAGTTAAATGGGTTTAATCCCACTTCTCCTTACCATCCAACTTAGACTCATCAATTATAGAAGTCCCATAAACCTCTAGCGTACCAGCCCGCAACTACGAAACTACCAGCCATAACAATCCAAACGAATAAGGTCATAGTTCACCTACTAGAATAAGAATAAACATTCCTAAGCAAATTAGGAAACCTAATGCTGTATATCCAATGATAACTAGCTTTAGGATTAAGTCGATATCCATATCATCCTCACATATTTCTACCCCATAGCGTAGCGTGATAGTATATTGGAATTACAACTATTGCCCTAAACTTATGAGCTTTACTGGTGGACAACGCGCCCTCTCTAATACCAATGAATTGTCTGGGACTCAAAGAGGTTTAATCCTTGGTTCTCTTCTCCCACTTCAAACAACCCTAACTTTTCCCTTAATTGCTACCAACGTAACCAATGACCAAACGGCTACAGTATCGGGCGCTTCTCTAGGAGACTTTGTACTAGCAACTCCTACTACTGCCTTAGTAGCTGGTTTAGAGTTAACTGCTTTTGTAAGCGCTGCTAACACTGTAACTGTTCGTATTGGTAATGCAACTGCTGCTGGTATTACCCCAGGTGCTTTAGTATTCAATATCTTAGTTCTAAAGCCATAGGTGAATCATGAGCGATATTGTAGGCTCTAATGGGCAAAGATATCTCCTAGTAACAAATGTAAACCCAAGCACTGGGCAAGTAGTCCCTGGTGGTGCTGCTCCCCAAGCCACGTCTGCCCCTACCACATCAGTAGCTAGTAGTGCGACATCAGTAACTTTGCTAGCCTTGAATACATCTCGTAAATGGGCATCCTTTAGAAATGACAGCACATCGGTTGCGTACATAGCTAAGAGTGGTACTGCAACTACCTCATCTGTGTATCTACTACAACCACAAGGCTATCTCTACTTTGATGATTACACTGGAGTTGTTAGTGCTATATGGGCTAGTGCTAATGGCTTTATGAGAATAGAGGAAGGTACATAATGGCAACACTTCTAGAGAATCGTGTATCAGCCGTTCAACTAGATGGTGGGCAATCTGGATCTGCCCCTGCTTATGCTTGTCGAGCTTGGGTAAATTTCAACGGTGGTGGTACTGTTACAATCCGAGGAAGTGGCAATGTAAGCAGCATTACTGATAATGGTTTAGGTGATTACACAGTAAATTTCACTACAGCAATGCCTAATGTAAATTACGCGGCTGTCATTACTCCTGCCAAGCGTACAGGAAATCCTGCTCAAGGGGCACTTCTCGGGTATTCAACAGCCGATCCTACTACTACTGCTTTAAGGTTTAATTGCCTTGCTTTTGATGCTTTAACAAATGTTGATATGGATTTTGTAAACGTCGCTATCTTTGGTTAACCATGTCTCAAGTAATTGTTTTTGAAAATGAAGATGGTGGTGCATCAATTCTTATCCCTATTCCCGACTGCGGACTTTCTATTGAAGAAGTCGCCGCAAAGGATGTCCCTGATGGAAAAGAATATTTAATTATTGATGATTCCGAATTACCAGATAGGCAATATCGCAATCAATGGAGAATTAGCAATGGCGCTGTAATTGTGGACAACACCATAATCAATGAAACGCCTAAGCCTATCAGAGAAATTGATGCTCGTAGGCTTAGGCTTGCATTACTAGAGTTAGGGCTGCTAGATACGGTTGAGTTAGCATTATCTAATCTCCCAAAGGCAGCCCAGATAGATTGGGAGTACGCAACAATTATTAGAGAAGATTATCCTTTAGTAGTTAGCTTGTCTGGGGCTTTGGGTTTGGATGTTACACAAGTCTTTGACAAAGCCCAAAGTATAGGTAGTGTGTAGCATCAACAACTCATAGCTATCCCATCCTTCCTGCCAATAGACCAACTCTCTAAGGTCAAGTACCATAGACCAAAGACCAACTTCACGACAAGCCTCTAGCCACTTATCTCTCTTACGCTCACCCGCAAGGTCAGTATCAGGAATAAGTAAAGGATAGAGGCTTTTGTCTTTGAACTGTTGTGCATATCTCTTAAGGTCTGTGGAAGTCCAACATGAACCTTGAGGGCAAGTAGCTGCTATGCCATGTAACCACCATGCTTGTACTGACTTCTCACCCTCTGGAACTACAACTAGATTACCCTCGTCCAAAGGGATCTTGTTCCATAAATACATATCCCAAGGCTCATTACCTTTGCCTATTCGCCCATTGGAGTACTGCCTAAAAGTCTTATCTCTAACTAACTCACCATCATCCGATACTTGCATAGACTCTATGCGCTCTGTGTATTGAGTGGGGCTATAGTTATATCTCATCACTCTCTTGCGACCATCCCACCTAAAGCTAGGCGCTCTAGGCTCTACTGGGATAAAGCTCAAATGTTGTGGTGGTATTACAGGTGGGTATTCTTTAGGTTTAGATGCTTTCCACTTATTAAGAGATACGGTGTTAGAGTTGTAAGTTCTAACACCCATAGCCTCTCGTATCTCATGGCATTGACAGCCAGCCCAACATTGGTAAGCTCCTGCAGTAAAGGTAGGGCTAGTATGCTTCTTAACTGTTAAAGTATCGTTATCACATACAGGGCATAGATAACGATACTCACTTGGAGACTCTTTGACTAACCTATGAGTAAGTAAGTCAATGTGGTCAAGCATATTAAACATCAATCTTCCTCACTACTGGTTCCTTTTTCCAAGTAACAGTAATTTGAATATCAAGGTTTAATGCTTCCGCTATCTGTTCAATATCTTCTAAGCCAATGCCTCTTTTTGCGTCTTCTATTAAAGAAATTCTAGAATGACCGCATCCTAGCTTACGAGCTAAATCAGATTGAGTCATTCCAGCTTCTATCCTCAACTCCCTAATCAGTTGAGCTACTTGTGTTCTTAAGTTCATGCGTGCAATTAAAATAATGTGTTATCTAATTGCGTAGCATTATTTAGAACTCTGTATTAGGTTCTACAAATCCATTAGTTCAAAGAATTGAGTAATTTGATTGATTTAATAATGGCAATTCCTCTATCTCAGTCTGCTCAACTCCAAACACGTCTTCTATTGCTTCATTAACTACAGCACACCATACTTTATAAGGGTGATTGACGCGCTGACCAAAGGGATAGACTTTGTTTAACTCTCTTCTAAGTTCAGAGCGATTCATTAGTCCATCCCTGCAAAATTGCCTGTGTTGAGCAAGAACTGGAATGATTACTTCTAAAGCCTTGTCTTTCCAAGTCACTAGTCCTCTCCTAGTATGTCATCATCCTCAACCCTATTAATACTCCTCTCAGCACTAAACTTGTCGGGATATCTAGCTTTGAGCTTGTCAATATTAGCAATGGCAATGTCTTCTAGAGATAGGTTAAGCCCAGTAGCAATAGCACTGATATACCAAAGCACATCACCTAGTTCCTTGTATAGTTTATGGGGTTCTAGCGGATGTCCATGTGCTATGTGTTTTTTGTACAGTTCCATCACTTCGCCAGCTTCACCACCTAACCCTAGAAAGTGTGCAGTTAGATTACCGCCATCAGTGCGAAATGCTTGTTCTTGATATTCTTTAAAGTTCATTCGCTTCCTCAACCACTTGCAAGTCTTTTTTGTCAAACAGAATTTCTTGTCTTCCGCCTCTTGCCATAGTGCCATCTTTTCTGGCTTTAATGATAGTGTGGTCAATGCGCCCGTCACGGCCAATCTGTCTGTCAAATACATGACATAACTGACCCGTAAATTGGCAAGAATAACCATCATTTCTTTGAAGAGGAATGACAGGAGTTCCTATAGGCAGTCCATTGGTGTTAATGTAGTAAGTCCTTAAATCTCTTAACTTCATTTCAAGGTCTTCTTTCAATCTTTTGTACTCATCGTATTCCATTCTCAATCCTCTATATACTATCCATCCCCGTAGGAGATAGATAGTTGCGGGTTAGAGTCCTAGCGCCCTAGCCACACCATCATAAGCCTTGATTTGGTAATCAACTCCTTTGTGGAGTTT